CTCCGGTTGCCCGCCCCTCCACGCAGCCGCCTCAGCGCCCTTGTAATCGCCTTCTGAGGCCATGCGGCCGAGATCGGCGAGCGTCCGGTCACGCTGCCCTGCGTCGGCCGCTTCGATGAATTGTCGGCCGGTGTAGATGTTGAGATCGGCGAGGCTGCTAGCCATAAGGCGTGCCCTGCGTCGGCCAGTTGGTGAAGGGAGAGGCGGGCGTCGGGCCGCCGGTGAACGGTCCGCCGGGAGAGGCCGGCGTCGGTCCGCCGACGAATTGTCCGCCGCCGTGCGGTCCGCCCGGCCCCATACCGCGGAAGCCGCCGAGTTGGCTGCGCATCGCCAAGAGACCATACATCGGCCGGTATCCGGCCATGCTCGGCTGCCCCATCGAGCCGCCGCCATACATACGCCCGAGATCGCCGAGTGAGCGCGCCTGACCGGGCGCAAACTGACCGGGCATGACCTGACCGCCCGGCGCGGACTGGTCCGGGGAAACGGGCGGCAGATTGGTCGTTGGCATCGGGGACCGGAAGTTCATGGCGCGCTCCTAATATTGGGCCGGGAGGCCCCAATTGTTCGTCTGCATCGATCCGCCGCCGCCATAGTACTTGGCGTAGAGATCGGCGAGACTGCCGATGCCGGTGTTGATCGCGCCGGCCATCGTGCCATAGCTCGATGCCCGCGCGTCACCGCCCTGCACGGCGAGGTTGGAAAGCGAATTGGCGGTATTGGTGCCGGCGTTTACCAGATTGCCGGCCGCCGATTGTCCGGAGCCCGACATGCCGCCAAGGCGGTCGTACCACGTTCCGAATTCCTGATCGGCGATGCCCTGGCTGTACTTGTTCAGATCCTTCAGCGTCTTGCCGCTGAAGAGCTGCCCACCGGCCGCCGCGCTCGTCTGGACGCCTTCCAGGCCCTGGCTGCGGGCGAACTCGTAGCCCGGCGAAGTGCGGAAGGCCTGCATGACCTCGTCGTAGGAGATATCGCCGGGCAGGCCGAGTGCGCCGAGTTGGTATCCGCGTGCCGTGTTGCCGGCATTGATCGACGGCTGAAGGAGCGCCTGAGCGTCAAGATAGTTTTGGCGCTGGATTTTCGCCGCCTGCTTGATCGCTTTCGCCTGGGCATCTGCCGCGCTCTGAGCCGAATAGGCTCCGATGAGGGATGATCCGAGACTGGCGAGGGCACCGATGAGAGGAATGAGTGCCATGCCGCACCTATTTTGACAGATTATTGATGATCAAGATGATGCCCGTCGAACCTTGGCCGCCAAGAAAGTAGCCGCCATCGACGCCCCCGCCGCCGCCACCACCGCCATATTCATGGCCGGGATCACCTGCCAATCGGCCGCTGAACCCGCCGCCGGCCCCACCATAGCCTGGCCTGGCGTTCACTTTTGCGCTTACCTTAGGGTCGAGCCATGAAGTGTCGTAATCGACACCACCATCGGCCGATTGTCCGATGCCGGGACCGTTCTTTCCGCCAGCACCGCCGCCTTCGCCACCTAGCTCGTCATTCGTATTGTCGCCCTTTGCGCCAGCATTTGATGCGTGGCTGTAAATCGAGGCCGAACCACCATTACCGCCCTTGGATTCACCGCTCTCAAGCGCATCGCCAGACTTTCCGCTGGGAGCGAGAAGTGTCGTAGCATTGATGAACCATGTATCGTCGGGATTGTCCGACTCGATCGGAGCCATGATCACTTTCGTCGGCTGACCGGGCGACACGTCAAGAAAATCGTGCTTTGTCAGGACATAGTTATAGAAAACTGACCACGCGCCGCCGCCGCCGCCGCCGCCGCCATAGTTCCCGCCGAGTGAGGCGCGCTGCGCACCTTGTCCATTGCCGCCACACCCCAGCGCGTGAATGACATTGTCGCGTTTATTCCAGTCTCCCGGAACCAAAAATTGGCCCGGAGCCGTATAGAGCCACGCTTTCTTGATCGCGCCCGCCATATGGGCGCCGGGGAGGCCTGCAACAACGGCGTAGACGAGATCGCCCAGAAGATCGTCGGGGATGCGCCTGAATTCCGCCGGCAGCCATCTCCTGATTTCCGCCAGAGGAACCGTAGCCCGCAGCAGCGGAGGCATGGCGAGGAAGTCGCGCGGAAGTCCGCTTGCGCCGTCCTCGCCGTTCAGGTTGAGCCGCAGATCGAGCGGCGGCAGGACCTGAACGATGGCCGGCGGCGGAAGATCGAATGCCAGCATCTAGATTGCGGCCTCTATTCCCTTGATCGCCCATCCGGTGAAGGCGGCGGCTCCGAGTACCTTGAACCCGCAGAGCGTCATGTCGTTCGCTCCGTCCAGGATTTCGACCGCCTCGCCCACATAGCCGCTGCCCATAGAAAGCATCCGGCCGCCTGATCCGTCCTGGATGAAGAGGACGGAGAAGAAGGGGTAAGCCCCGGCCGGAATATTGGCAGGAAATGCCATGGTGGTGACGCCAGTCAGCGTCCATTGGAAATCGAGGCGATGCCCGAGGTCGGGCGTGAAGATGTCCGCACCGCTTTGGCCTTCCGTCGCCATGGTTTCCCAGAGGCCTTGCGTCTGGATTACCTTCTCGCTCGGCGTCAGCACGTCCTCTGCCGTGCCGGCAACACCCTGTGTCCGCGAATTGACGGCCGTCTCGATACCAGTCAGGAACCGGTGACCGGCTGGCGTCAGCCGTCCCTGTGCGTCGAACATGCCCGCCTTGGGCATCTTGAACAAATCGGCCATCACGCGACCTGTTCGGCTTGAATGTCGCCAAGACCGAACGACTTGACGACGGGATCGGTCATGGCGATGCGGAAGCGCCGCCCCTTCTTCTTCGATTTGCCGAGGCGCGTGAAAGCGACCGTCTTGGCATAGTCGCCCTGCCGGCCGATGGCGGAGACACGCTCCGAAGACCACCGATTGCCGCCGTCGTCGGACCAGGACAGCATGAGCTTCGGATCGTAGCCAAGCGTCGTCGCATCGACATTGAGACCAACGCCGGTGGCCATGTCGATTTCGAGCCGGTTGAAGATCATCTCGCCTGGAATATCGGGTAGGATCATCTCGACGCGGATCGGCGAGGACGCCTCGCTATAAGTCGTTCCGCTCAGTTCATTGATAGCGCCGGACGATTTGTCACCGACAAGATGACGTCCCCATGCGAGCGCGTAGGGCCACGCCTGCCAATCCTGGCGCTGATAGCTCTTGCGCTCATGCCACTCGCGGGTCGCGGCATCGAACGTCCATGTCCAGTCGTCACAGGTGAGAACGTAAAAGGCGTGGCCTCTGTCGGTATAAGTGTAGCCCTTGATCGTCGTCTTGTCGGCAACGGCGGCAATGGCGCGCTCGACGGAATGGCTCGACACGCGCTCGGCTGTGTAACCTGATCCGCGATAGACGACATTGTCATGGCCGACCCAGTGCGGTGCATTGTCGAACGAGACGACGCTGTCCCGCGCCCCGCACCCCTTGTCGATAAACGATCCGCCGAGCGGCACGAAGGGTTGATCCGTGTCTCCGGACCCGGTCCAGATTTCAGTGGTTACCCGCCCGAAGAGCCAGAGCTCGCCATTGTCCGCGAAGCCGCGCATCATCCCGTCCGGCCGGCGCTCGGCGGTGAAGTAGGAGAGAGCGTCGACCGTCCGGGCGTCGTTCAGTTCGGAGTAGTAGGACCGGCCGCTTGCGCAGGAATAAATCCACCGTCCGTCGAGATAGGTGACCGAAATCGCTGTTTCCGGAAGATCGACGAAATAGACGTTGCTGTCCTCGACGCAGTAAGCCGCGCCCTCGGCGACGATGACGAGTTGATAGGTTGCATCCCCACGGATGGCCGTGTGCGTTCCGGCCTGATCGCCGGTCGTGTTGATAGCCGATCCGCCGGCCGTAGCTGCAACCTGGAAGCTGTTGGCCGTCATGCCGGCGGAGATGACGTAGTAGGTCGTTGCCGGGTCGAGATTGTCCGGAAGATTGCCGGTGGTCGCGAACTGGATCTGCGTCCCGACCGGCAGCCGGTGGTTCGTCCACGACACCACGGCCGGAGAGGCAATGGTAATCGTCACTTCCGACTGCATGTAGCGCTCGGGTCCGCGCTCCATCACGGCGGGAAGCGAACCGGCGATGATGCCGGATATGGCGGTCGCGGTTCCTGAAGATGCGATGCTGTAGAGCGTCGACCCGTGCAGCGAGAACAGGACGTTCATCTCGTCGACCGGCAACATGCCGCGGGAGGCCACGTCGGCCGGCGACGAAAAGGCGACCTGACCGGGAAGCGGGACGATGGCGACGGGCGTCTTGTTCTCCTGCCCGATCTCTTCCGGGTAGCAGTTTATCAGCCGCGCCTCGCCGAGGAACTTAAACGGGGCCGGCTTGGACCGGAGGGGAAATGGCAGAGCGGTCATAGCGCGTCCGAATAGTCGCCGGCTGGAGCGCGCGGCAGAATATCGTGATCGAAGCTCGCGCGGTTGCCCTTGACACGCACGCGGCCGTCCTGGGCGAGTTCGGCTCCGCTCGAATAGGCGTGCGCGTGGTACTGGAGCCAGCCGTCGCGCATCGGCGTCGTCAGCCATTCCGCGATCCAGTATCCGGCTGCCAGTTCGAGCGTGAGCGCTTCCGTCTCGAATTTGTCGCGGCCGGGATAGGTCAACTGCAGCTCGGCGCTGTCCACGTCGGCGAGGTCGCCATTCTCATCAAAAAACTGAAACGAGAAATAGACCTTGCTGCCCCGAACGATGACGGACCCTGCCATCTAAGCCTCCGTCGTTCCTCGGCCACGCCCGGCGCGCACCGTCCCGCGTCCCATCCCAGCGATGTGGCGAGCCACCGCGCGGACCGGCCGGAACCACTCGTTGAAGATCGCCGCGACCGTCACGGCAGTCGAAAGGGTGGCTGAAACCGTCCTCGAAATCACCCGGCGCACCGTCGCCGCCGTCGTTAACGTGGCCGATCTTGTCGCCGCTACGGCTTTGGTCATGGTCACGCCGGTTGCCAGGGACGCGACGATGTCGACGACGCGGGCCTTGATGCGGACAATCGTCACCGTAGCCGTGAGCGAGGCGGCCGACACGATCCTGCCGGCCGATTTGACGACCGCCGCCGCCGTCGCCAGCGACACGGGAACGGAAAAGGCGACCGATTTGACCGGAGTGACCGAAAAGGCCGGCGAGGCGGTGACGCCCTTCACCGTCGACCGTCCAACCGTCACCGCAGCTGCCAAGGATGCGACGACGGAGACGAAATAAGCGATGCCGACAATGAGATCGGCAGTCAGCGTACCCGTCGCCGAGACAATCTTGCCGGCCGATTTTACGGCGCTGGCGGTAGTCGTCGCGGTCGCCGATGCAATCTTGGCGACTTGCAGCCGCAGATCGACGCTGAAGGCAAGGCCGAGCTCGGCGGCCATCGAAATCGCCGCGCCCCTCACGAAGGACGTTGTCGTCGTCAGCGTGGGCGCAATCACCTTCCCCATATCTCTTGCCATTGCGGCCGAAAACGAGAGGGATGCCGCTACTTCCTTGTTGGTTATGACCGTGCCGCTATCGACGATGCCGCCGATCGGCCATCCGACAGGGGCGCCAATCATGGCCGGTCGCTACCGATCATCGATCAGGAGACGACGACTTTGACCGTGAAGGCGATGGAGTCGTTCGTCGACAGGTTGATGACGGAGAAGTCGCCATAGACGTCCATGTTGCCGCCCGTCGGGGGCGACCCGGAGCCGGCGGCGTCGAACAGCCCCACCTCGGTGATGGCGCGCGATCCGGCGGCCGTAATGGTCCCCGTCACCTGAAACGTGTCGTTGGTGACGGTCGTCGTCTGCTGCGAAGAGGTGCCAGCCGTCCGCGCTTCCGTGGTGCCGGTCGTATCTGCAAGCGCGTTGCTGGTGGCGCCCTGCCCAGATCCGACGCCCCATTGCAGATAGAGCGGACGCGAAGCGTAGGCGTGCCATGCCGCGGTCACATTGTCCTTGCCCTTGTTGGTCACAAGGGATGCCATGGCGGCGATGAACTCGCGGAACTTCTCCCATGCAGGATGAACCGGAGTACCGATGACGATAGCGGTCATTTCGTGAGCCCTTTCATGAAGCGCCCGATATGCCAGGCGAGACGGCGGAGCGGATTGCGATGGTAGTAGGAGACGACGCCAAGCCGCTCGATACGCCCATTGGCTCGCGTGACGACGGCCTCTATCTGGGCGGACTTGATGTTGGCACTGGCGATGATCGATCCTGGCATATGACCCTCAGAAATCTTCGCCGATGACGGCATGGCCAGTTGGAACTTCAGCCGACAGAATGCGGAGCCGCGCCATGCCGCTCTCTTCTAAGTCGGGGCGCGACAGGCCGAAGTCGGGGGCGATGCGTCCGGCAACGAGGTCGGCAAGGGCCTCAAACGCCTCTTCCGGGATGGCATCCTCTTCCCAGAAGGCAACATTCCGTGCCGACATTTCGGCGAAGGTGCCGGAGTAGAAGTACTTGACCGTCTGCGCATCGGTATTGTCCGGCGTGTCGCCGGCGGCGATGACGCGAAGCCGCTCAAGGACGCGAGTGGCGAGCTGCTGCGTAGTCTTGCCCATCGCCTATCAGTCCGCTGCGGCTTTCGGCGCCTCAGCCCTCGAACTCCGCTTGGGCTTCGGAGCCGCATCCTTGACCTCGGCGATGTCGGCCGCCTCATCTCCCTCGCCGATTTCCTGGACGGAAAAGAAGCGATTGCCCCGCGCCTTCTTGACGATGTGTTCAAGAAAGGCCCGCTTGTCCTGCGGGGCAGCGGCCGGATCGATGATGACCGGCTTGTTGATGGTGAATTCGACGGTACCGGTGATGTCATTGCCCCAGGTCATGGTGGCGACGTTGCCGACCTCTGAACCACCGAGGAAAGTGACTGCGTATTTGGCCATTCAAGCCTCCGATGGAGTGGAAGCCGGCGGGGACATCCCCGCCGGCCATAGGCGTCAGGCGGCCGGGTCGAGAAGCTGGCCGCAGATGGTGATCGTCCCGGTCACGTCGATGGTGGAATTCGCATCGATCGTCGCCGCTGATCCCGACCAGTTCAGATAGATGTCCTTGGCGGTGCCGGTGCCGTCGAGCGGCGCGGTAGTACCGATGTTGGACAGCTTGGAGCCGGTCGTGGTGCCGCCCGAGTTCGTGAGCGTTGAAGTGGCCGCCGCGAAGTCGACTTCGGTGCCGGTCAGGGCACCGTCGCCGGCATCGGCCGCAACCGATCCGCAGGCAAGCACGAAGGCCGCATCGCCAGCCGCCGTCGTGAGGGCGGAACCCTCGGCGAATGCGGTGTAGTTCTGGCGGGACGGACCGACGGCAATGGCCGACTTGATGAAGCTGAACAGCTTCAGCGAGCCGGACGAACCGGAGCCCGCTGCATCCGTGACCGGAATGCGGGCCGCGTTCAGCGTGAACTTGAGACGGAAGAACCCGGTCTTCGGGTCGAAATCCGTCCGCAGTTCGACGCTGCCGGAAGTCGGCTGGGCAGCCTGCGTGCCCAGCTTTTCGGTAAAGAGCGGCAGAGTGCGCTTGGGAAGCTTAGCCATTAGCGAGGCCCTCCTTAGCTCGGGTTCGCGGCGCTGAAGAAGCCGGTCACCATGCCGAACTGCACGAGCTTCGTGCCGCCGGTGTTGATCGGGTGCTTCTTGAAGATTTTCGCCAGGCCATAGGCAGATTTGATGCCGACGCCCTCGACGAACTGGTAATCGGTCGTCTCGCGGAAGGTCGGAACGGTCATCTGTCCCCATGGGAAGGCGACGGCCGACTGCCCGCAGAGGAAGACCGGAGCCACGCGGCTGGACGAATTGCCGGCGGTCAGGAGCGTGGTCCACACATTGTCCACAAAATCGTCGATTTCGGGGACTTCGTGAATGATCACGCCTTTGTAGAGCAGGTCGCCGTCCTGGTAGATCGGATTGTCGTCCATCCCGCTGCCCTCGCGGGGGCGGGCGGCGATATCGATCGACTGGAGGGAGGCGCTGATCTGCCGGAAGTTGTTCGACCCGCAGAAGGCGACATAGTACTGCCGCGCGCCGCCCTTCTTGGTCTGGAAGGGGCGGATGCGCGGATTGGCTCGCTTCGCGACGTATTTCAGAAGCTCGATCGACGTGGTGGTGAAGGTGTCGGCCGAAGTGTCGACGTTGCCCAGCGCGGTCGCATGCGTCGACGAGTAGTTGCCGAGCGCATTGCCGAAGAGGACGCGGTCCGAGTTGTCCGAGGTCCAGGTGTTCTTCTGGGTGGCCGTCGCGTCGGCATAGAGAATGCCGTTCACGCACTGGCCTTCATCGGAGCCAAGATTGGCCGGCGCCGATTCGGACGGGAGCGCCATCATCGCGGCGATGATCTCGTCCCGGTGCTTCTCCTTCTGCCAGTCGGACAGGAGCGGCTTGGCCTCACCGAAGATGTCGGCGCTGTCCTTCTGCTTGTTCGCTTCGTTGGTGGCGACGGAGTTGCGCGACCAGTCGATGTAGGCGCGCATGCCGTAGTTATCGATCTGCTCCTCGTTATCCGTCAGGGTGCCGGTGCTCTTGCCGGTGCCCTGCAGCCGGGTGACGATCGGGATGTTGATCTGCTCGCCGCCGGCCTTGAGG